CATGTCCGACGCAAAGATCGAATCAAGTGTGTCGTTACTGTCAACGAGAACACAAGAGGCAAACTGCCTAACTGGAGTACGCACTCCGGCCATGACGGGCGTTGGGATATTAAGTTTAAATAACGAAGTCGCGTCATAGTATCTCCTTACATAATACATTCTATCCTCTCTAGGATATTGTGCAAACAATGTTGCGGCTATCATCATATACATGAACTGCGGAGTTTCAAAAATTTCTCCTGATGATCTATCCTGACAAAGATATTTGTCTACAACCTGACGCAGACCTGCGTAGGTAAAGTTTTCATCTCTCTTGTGATGAATATATGAATCTAGTTTATCTATTTCATCTTCACTATAGTAATCCTTTATTGAAGGATCATAAACTCCTCTTTCAATATTCAAATCAATCATTTCTTTGAAAGACTTTTGTTCAAAGCCCCCAAAAACTTCTTTATATATTCCATAGCTTAAAAGTCTAGCCGCGGCATATTGATAGTTTGGAGCTTCAAGATTGATTAAATCATTTGCGGAACGTATTAGAACTTCTTGTATTTCAGATGTTGCCATGCCATCATAAAATTGTATATTTGCATTCATTTCAATTTGACTTGCACTTACACCTGCTAATCCTTCACAAGCATGCATTACAACTTTATGTATTTTTTCTATATTTAAATGTTCTTTTGTACCATCACGTTTGATGATCATTGTTCCGTTTGACATGTTCTCTCCTCTTTCTTCTCTATTCGATTGGGTATTTATTGTAAATGGTCCATGCTGTAAATCTTCTTGGTATCATAATGTTGAGGTAGATTTTTTGCATAGATTGGTTCTCCGTCGTGATGTCCGATTGTAATATCACCTACATGAAGTAGGTAAAGAGTAGCAGAATTTTTGCTATCTATAGTGATATGTATCTCGAAATTGGTTGTCGAAAAGCGTTCAGTTAACTGTAAAGAATAACACATACCTAGCACACGACAGAAGTCACAGTACATATTTTCCTGTAATAGTTCCCAAGGTGTTGGCCATGTTGTTTGATCATAAGGGTCAGTGTGTATACTCACAGTTGGTGCTTTATTATAAAAGTCTAATGTATCTCTAATTGGGTCTTTAGATTTTTCTAAGGATTTTCTAAAATGTGACCAGGCAACGAGGCGTTGATCATAATTTTTATCGAACATTATTCACCTGTTGCGTCGACTATTGTTTTTCTTAAATTAATCTTATATTCTATTTGTGATACGTCATCGCTAGGCATTATACTACCTATTCTGACATCGATGCTATCGTCAGTTGTATCTCCGTCTGCATCCTGTATTAAAACATCAAATGATATTGCATCTTGGTATGCTGTAGTACCTGTAAAGTTTTGATTATCTTCTACAGTTGCAGTTTTTGAAATGCCATTGACATTAATAGTTAAGGTGCCGCTTCTAAATGCATCATAATTTCTACTGGTAATAACATAATCTATATCGTATCTTTGATTTGCTACATCATCTTCTGCAGGCACTCTGAATCTTTTTTGATGGATAATACCTATAGCTGGATTTGTATCTATTCCAGTTCTTGTTACAGTATTAAGAATATGCACCTGTCCAAAGGATGCTTCTACTGCTCCTTCTATTTCAGGTATATATTTTACTCCATCCCAATAATTTGCGTCATATGATAATACAGCAGTTCTTGAAAATATATCGTCTTTGCTTATGTTTCCTGGTCTTTGAAATTTAATTACACTATGACTAGGAACATTATCTGTGCTACCCGAGTTACCACATAATTCAAATTTGTTGTGTTCACTAAAGTTTTTGATACCAAACTTTGCCCAAATAGCTTGTCTATCAATATTATGAAAATAACAATGACTTATTAAATTATCTCTTGGCCCTGTGTTCTTACCACTGCCAGAAGATATATCTAATGAAAGTAGATTTGTACCAAACCCAATGCCATATCCTAAATCACTAAATTCGCAGTCTTTAAAATTATTGTTGTTAGTATCCCAATCACTTTGTAAGCCATATCCTATGCCAGAAAATTTACAATTTTTAAATGTATTGTTTTTAGTTTCTACTGTGCTACTTAAATTGTTTAATTGTAATCCTACATCTGTTGCACTTATAGCATCACCAGTTCCCCAACTGCCTTTGAATTTGACATCTTCAAATATACTATCTTTACAGCTATCTAAGATCATACAATAATTTTCTACAGTTGTCTCTAATGTAATACCTTTGATATGTATATCTCTAGGTTGATTCAATGTAGTAGTAGACGCATGACTTGATGGAGTACCTACTGTGCTACTTTCGTTAACAGTCTGAAAAATAGGTTTTGATATTGTAGAACTTCTAATTACAGTTTTATCACTACCTGCACCTACAATGTTAGTGTAAGGCGGAATATAAATTGTATCATCAACTATATATTCTCCTGCTTCTAAATGTAAAACTACTCTACTACCTATAGATCCTTTATTTGCATCATTAAGATATAATTGGTCTATAGCATTTTGTAGTTTAGTGGTTGCAATTTGTGTGGTTTGACCTGTAAGACCAAATGCTCTTCCACTCACTCTATCATCTAATCTATCCTGTAAAGTTCTTGTAATTGCAGTTGCACCAACACCACCTGTATTCATCCAAGCATCTGGAGATCTATATGTGTAAGCATCAGCTAAATCAAATATATTATCATATTGTGTTAAAACTTTTGTGTTGCCAACTTGCGGAGATCCTTCACTTACTGCACCGTTACCTATAAAAAGTTCTCTTGCATCTACTGCCCAACCAAATTCGCCTGAAGCAAGTTGTGGCACTCCTGTCCCTGCATTCTTTTGTCCTCTACGGACTTGTATTCTTGATATTTGTACTACAGCCATTTGAATCTCCTGTTACACATATTTATCCGTGTTTCTCATAATATGTGTGTACCCTGTTCCACCATTCTTGTTCCCACTCTGCAAATTCATCCGGCCAAATATCAAATTGCTGGTATTCTCCTGCTCTACTGCACATAAAGACATGGCCTTCGTTTATGTTTGTACTATATACATCATTGTGAGCAATAGCATATGCAGTCAATTGTAAAAAATAGTCTACCACCCATTCTGTTTTCTTAGGCTTATTAGTTTGCTTGAAATCCATAATACATGGATTTCCTTTATACACACCTACTAGATCAGTTGTACCTGCATAAATTTGAGGTACATAAAGTGCAACCTCACTTCCCCATATTTCATCTACATTTGAAAGAGCTTGTTCTTTGATTTGTGTAGCCATCATATGAGCTTGTTTTGCATAAGGATTGCTACCCGGACTTGGCCATTCACTTGTTTCAATGTAGTCTTCTAAATATTTGTGCATCCTAGTACCTACACCAGCCGCTTCAGTTGTTATTTCTTGGGCTTTAGCTTCTCCTACCCGCTTTCGCCATTCTATTAGATGTGTCTTATCTTTTGTACTGTCTAATATCGTAGTTACACTAGCTACTGCATTTCCATCTGGAGTTAAATATTTTCTCTTGCCATCTATTGATTTACGTTCTATAGTAGGATAATCATACTTCTTGTTTATTAGTGTCATTTAATACTTCCATATGGTAATCAAATACCATTATATCTCTTTCTTTTGCTGTTGGATAAGCTCCATGATATATATTGCCTTCTAGCACTAGTAATTTACCAGCCCAATATGGAAATACATGTAAATGGTTGGTTCCGTCGACTTCAGGCATGACAGCATAAAATGCCCCTGCACTTGTATCTTCGGTATCGTTTGTATCAAAATGTAAAACACATGATACTATTTTGTATGGCATTGCATGATTATGCATTGCTTGCCAACCGCCTTTATCATATTGGATACTCCAACTACGTGATAATTCACCACATCGTATTGGACTATCAAATTCTTTTAATAGTTCATTAGCTCTTTCTTTTATTTTACTAGATGCATCTACTATTTTATCATTATCAAAATAAAATTGATAGCCACCATTTGTTGCTGTAACTTCTTTTCTATTATCTGATTTTTCAGGAAAATATTTTCTTAGAGATTCATAGTCATCATAATGACTTTCTATAATCCAAGATTGGTAGTTCCATCTAGTTAGGAGTCTTGTCATCTGTATCCTCTATATCATATTCGTCCCAACGGTCCATAAATGGATCCATTGTATGGTAGGGATCTACAGTTGAGTTTGGATCGTCATCAGCGGAAATAGTTTGCACTTCAGGAACATAATGTTTTACCATGTTTTCAACGCCCATTTTAAGTGTAATGGTGCTACTTGCACATCCGCTACAAGCACCGCCTAATATTAATTGTAAGTGTCCATCTTTATAACTTACAAAATCAATCATGCCTCCATGACTAGCAACAGCAGGTGCAACGTATTGTTCTAAAATATGTTTAATTTGTTCGATGACTTCTTCGTCAGTTCTCATTCTATACTCCTATTAAAATAAAGTATAACAGAAATTACTAATAAGTCAAGAGTTTTTTTAAAGTTTATCACCTAAATTTGTAGCAGATTTGGCCATTTGTGAAACTGAATTGCCGCCGTCTTGGCTGTCTGCTTGTGGGACATCATCTGGCTCTTCTTTAGTTTTAGGGTCTATACCCTTTTCACTAAAGTTTCTAATCATAGTTTTTACTCTGTTATCTGTGTCGTAGGCTGCTTTGAATGTCTCATAATCAAACTGTTCTCCGCCTACATTTGCCATCAGTTTGTTTAGGTCTATGTTTTTTGCATCTTGCCTTATTTCATCAGGTTTAGGATCTGAAAAATGCAAGAACAATTTTTCACCTCTTTGATCTGCTTGAGATATAAGAGTTCTTAGAACTTGCACTAACTTTGGTGCAAGTGTTGTAGGTTCCTGTTCTTTAAGGATTTCGGATACCTTCATTTTGTATCCTTACTTCTTACTAGATAAAATAGTACCTAATCTACGTGAACGCAATACAGATTCTCTTCTAGCTCTACCTGCTTCATCTTCGCCACCAACTGCAGGTGCCGCCGCAGCCATTCCATCATCTGCTTCTGCATCAATTGTAGGTTCCATATCACCTTCCATGTCATCCATAGACGCATCCATCGGTGCATCTCCCATTGGTTCAGCCATATCAGACTCACCTGTAAGTTGTCCAACACCTTGTGTTAATGATACTCTTGTTTGTTCCATTGAAGCATATAACTGTTCTAGTGCAGGCTTTACAGTGTTTGTGAATGATTCACTTGCTCCTGCTCCCATTTCATCTCTAATTGCATCAGCTAGTTCTAGCATTGATTCTGATTGCATTTCTGCTGTATCTTCCATCCAACCAGTTAATCTGTCTACCATATCTTTTGCGGCCATTACTAGTTCTGCTTTATCTTCTTCGCCTTCTTTGATAAGTGATTTAAAATAGTTTTCAATAATAGTTTTACCTTCGTCCATATGCTTTGATTCTTTCTTTGCATCTTTTGCCGCATCACCTATTGGCTCATCTGTGTCGCCATCATTATCTAAGTCTGGGCTATCTGGACGTCTACCGTGATCTTTTGGACCACCTTTGCTTTTTTTATCTTTATCTTTATTTTTCTTTTCCATATGCTTTTTCAATCCTGCTGGCATTTCGCCTTCGTCAACATCAACATCTGCACGTTCAGCTATAGCCGCATTAAGAACATCAAGGAAGAGTTTGTTCTTTGCATATGTTTCGTTTTGATTTAATCCACTATAACTTTCGTTAGTTTCAATATCACTTAATGTTGTTCTAACTTTATTTCGTGTATCTTGTAATTGTTCTAATGTAAATTTATCTACATCGATCTTTTTACCAAATTGTTTGGCTAAAGTTTCATTTAAATTCTTAGAATTTGCTGGTTTGTTAATTTCTCTAATGTTCATGTCTACTCTTCCTAATAGATTTTGTTATAGTTATTTATCACAGTTATCAGAATATCATACAGTCGAGAGAACGTTTTGCAGTTTCAGTTCTAGATTTTGCTATATCTAAACGTGTTTCTGATATATCTTTTTTCAAAGGATCTTTGGTAATACGCATAGTATGGGCAAAAAAGCATGCATCGTTGTAATTTTTCTCTATAATACGGTCAAGATCAATAACTTGTGGCACAATATTTTGTCCTTTTGCTAAATTTTTTGCTATTGCTACTGCGGCAGTCTTGCTAAATGTAGTCTCTACGTGTTTTTTAGATTGCATATCATATATATGATACCCTTTTTTATTATGCCTAATGGTTATACTACCAATACGTATACTATTGCCTTTACAGTATGGAAACATACTAGGGTCAATGTTTTCTTCTATAAGTTTTTTGAGGTCTTTTAATACTCTAGCATCAATCATTTCTAGCAACCATCATACCTTTATTTGATTGTATCTTACTTACCAAACTTTTACGTATGAGGTTGTTTATTATGACTTGCTGTCGTTCACTTAGACTAGCAAAAGGAACCATACCTTCGAGCTTGGATAATTCTTGCTTCTCTTCATTTGTTTTGTATATTTCAAAACTATCTAATAATTCGTTCAATTTCATTTCATTGATGCCAATTGAGCCATAAGTGCTTTCTTTTGGTCGTCTAGTGATTTAATCTGAGCTTGTAAGGCAGTGCGTTGTTGAGCCATAGATGCTTTTTTTTCTGCTTCTGCTTTTGCTTGTGTGGCAGGGTCTGCCATAGGATTTTGCGGTTCTTGGGTTTGTCCTTGTCCGCCTCCTGTGGGCGGAGTAGGCTTTTGTACTTGGCCTGGAGCAGTCGGTGCAGGGGTTGCCATTTGTGTATCAACTTCAAACATTTTCATATTTTTCTACTCCTTTTGCGAGGTTTATTCAATGATGCAACTCGTCTTGCTCCTGCACTGGATCTTTTTGTAATCGCTGTTTTTGCTTTTGCAATAGATGCTTTTGAACCTCTCCTTGTTTGCGACAAAGTGTTTTTTGCTTTTATATTTATCGGTGCATTACACGATGCAGGACTAGCTCGAACTTGTCCTTTACGCGGTCCACTAGTGCAACGAAATTTAAAAGATGGTGATTTACCAGGTTTTCTTTGGTATGCCCTACTTGTAATTTCAAAAACTATCATCTGTTTATACCTTTTGCTAATCTAATACTAGCTGGATTTGTACGTTTTGTACGTTTGGCTTTTCTAGCCATCCTGTTAGAAAGCCTTGCCCTGGTACGTTTCATTACTGCTCTCTTTTTTACATCCATAGGTGCAAAGCATTGAGCCGGTGTAGCAACAATCCTATTCTTTCTATTGCCGCTCATACAGCGATACTTTCTTACAAGTGTTTTGCCTTTACGGCCCCATACTTGCTTTTCATCAATAGGTTGTACGAATTCGCTTACTAACATACACTTATTTATTAAATTTTATTGGAAGGAGATTAAAAGTACAACGATGGTGGAGAGTAATCCAGCTACAACAGTGCCTGCGGCACCTATCATAACTTTTATCATTGCTTTGTTACCACTAGTGATATCTTCATGGATACGCTCGACTTTTTGTTCTATCTTGTCAAGACGTCCTTCAAGTTGCTCATATCTTTGTTGGCACAAATCAACATGTGCTTCTAAATTTTCTTTTTCTAATTCTGTGGCTTTCGATGCCATATATTCTCTCCATTATACCCTTACTCTAGGGTAATTAGTTGCCTAATGAATGGATGCCTGGAAATGCCTTAATAATTTTAATAATATTATTTATCATCTGTCTCTAAAAGAAAAACTATATTACAATCATTTTCATGTTTGGTTGAAAATATACTATTGTTAATATTTGCAGTTTCGTCTAAGTCTTTTATCACAGGTACAAGATCAAAATCGTCACGTAACATATCTAGTGTTAGTGCTTCTGGATATGGATTAATAAACTTAAATACCCAAATCCTTTGTTTACCTTTAATGCTATCACCAAAACCTATACCTTTTACATCAAGTATTTCGGTGTGTAAATCAGTAGGCTCTGGGTTGATACGTAATCCTAATGTTTGAAACATTGTGTTATAATTAGCCTGTTGGTTTACTTGTTTAGGGTTTTCTCCCCTACGGGCTTGTGTTTCGGTAATATCCACAACAGTTTTCAATATAAACTTCATGCATATACTTATCGGCCATAAAAAAAGGCCCACTGTAAAAGTGAGCCTTTAGTTTTAGTTTGTGTAACCTTATGCTACTGCAAAGCTGGCTGCTGCCGATACTGTAGTATCTGAACCTACACCATCAATGTTTGCAAGACGTCTTTGTAAAGAAGTCGCATCAGAATGATGTGCATCCATGATTACAGAAATTGTTCCTGCGTTATTGTCAGTTGCATGTGCCATCATTGGATTGATTTCACGTAAGATCATGTCATATACTGATCCGTGTGATCCATCTACTGCACGTAGGTCAACTGCTGAACCTGAACCATTTTTTACTGTGATTAAGAAACCGTTAATTTGAGCTGTTGTCTCAAGAGTTCCTACTACATTTGCACCGCCATTTGCTGGGGTTACGTCAAAAGTTGCTGCCATTTTTTCTCTCCTATTTCATAAATGACCTCCACACTCTGTGGAGTTTCTTATATTGTATTTAGTCTTTGTAGAAAAAAAGCTAGTCTTTCAGCGTTTTTTGGGCTCTTTTGTGCAAAATGCGTAATTGTTGTATAAATGCAGGGCCTGCACGTACAATATCATGCACCATTTTTATTATTGGAAGATAGGCATTTATTATGTTGGCTGGCACACTTGCTCCTTTTACAGCTAATTCTACTGTCTTTTTTGCAAGAAATAACTTTTTTGCACCAACAAGAAACTTGTAGTTTACAAATGAACCAGTGTTAGTAGGGATATCAGGTGTGCTTACGGTAGGTTCGTTATCTGTTACAGATCCAACTTCAAAGTTTTTTTCTACTGCTAATTTTTCTAAATCATCTATAATATCGCTAGAACGCAGTTTTGCCCTTACTGCATATAATAATCTAGTTACATTCTTTTTCCTATCTTCACTTGTAAGCGTTGAGAAATTTCCTATAGCCCTACGCATATTTTTATAATCCGTATTGCTTATTCTAAGAGCTGATTCAACATTTATAAAAAGACTGTTACTACTGTCCGGATTTTTTCCATTAGCAATAGTTGTGAGAAATCCGTTGATTTGTAATGTAGGAAGATGAGTAATTGATCTCATCTTTTTTGCGGCACCAGGATTCTTCAACTTATCTTGTGCTGATCCATCACCATCTACAAAATACATAAAGTTGTATAAGTCACTGCCGCTTAATTTGAAAGATTTGTAATTAGGATAGCGTGTGGTTAGATGACTATAATTTTGTGCCGAACGGAAGTACTTAGGGAACCGTCTAAGTAAATCAACAACGAGCAAACTTAAATATAGTCTCTCGCAACAATCGGTGTATGTCAATACACGTTGATTATTTTCATTGCGAGTCATTCTCGCTTCCTGCAAATCTTGCAAAAATTCTAACATATTACATATACTTTTGCATGAAGACAGCACCTATTTTTTTATAATCTTTGTTATCAACAAAGTCATGTAGGTGTTTTGACAGTTGTAAATCTCTCGTAAATCTTAATTTTTGTTGTGGTTTTAAACCTTCTGCTCTTAGTAATTTTCTTAGTTCTGCCGCTTGGTTTGGATCGACTTCTATAGTTTCTCCATCATCAGTCATCACTGTGGTTAACGGATCATCTCCTCCTCGAGTATCTAATATTTTTCCTAGTTGATCAAACATAGAATCTCCTTTGAAACTTTTGCCCATATCTCTTTCAGGGTCATCAAGTTCCGATCCCACGTTTCTAAGTTTTAAATCATCGAAATCTTCTTTTACAATATCTTTCATTTTCATAGTTTTGGTTCCTTATCTTTGTACTGATCTGTTTGCTTTTGTAAAATATGCTCTTGGCACTAGTTTTATATCGCCTTCTGGATGAGCTAGTACATAGCCTTCTCCTCCATCACCATGAGCATCTGGTGTAACCGGACCATGTGGTCCAATATCTGCTTTGACTGTCGAATCATGCGAGTCAAATTGTTTTATAATTTTATCCTTTACAATCAAAATTCCTGTAACAATATCCCACATTGCATTAAATGCTTGTTGATTTTGCGAAATATGATCTATTATCCTTGTTTGTTTCACTCCACTAATTTTACTTGTTTTCATCCACTCTAAGAAGTCTTGTCCTAAACTAGTTAAACCTGTATCAACTTTGCTATTCATATAGGTATAAAAAATATCTGGAAGGTCTTTCATCTTTAACTGCATTAATGTAGGCTTATCAAGCATTTTGTCGATAGATGCACCAAACTTGCTTACACTTGCTTTTAGGGAATTTATATCTTCGTCTTCTATCTCAGCTGGTTGTTGCACAGTCACACTAGGAAATAGCAATACCTCTGTTCCAATAAATTGCATATTATTAGGTACAGGTCCTTCTTGTCCATTTTCGTCCATTAATCGATGCACCACAATACCTGTTTTGCTTTGTGCAATTTGCTTTCCAAGATCGCTGTTTACATCAACTCTATATGTAACTATGTTAGGAGTAAAAACAAATTTGTTATCAATTACTTCTGGAGTATTAAAATAAAGTAGATCGCCTTTTAGATATCCTACAAAATCTTTAGGTACAGCTTTCTCGTATTCATCAAATATATCTTTCATGTTTACGGCAAGCCTAGCGTATCCTTCCGCTTTTTTTGGATCTGGGTTTCTGGCTCCGGGGCGGGCCATAAGCATTTGTTGTAGAGCTTCCGCAGATTTTGCTCTTCCGTCGTATCCTTTGGCTGTGAATCCTGATTTGTCTGTGAGGATGAATTCTCCATTCTCATTGCGACCAAAAATGATTGCGGGAGATCCGTCCCATTTAACTGTGACATTTTCTTGCCCTCCTTGCTCCATACTTTTGAGTGCTTCTAGAGTTCGTATCGCACCTTTACTTCCTTGAAAGAAAATAAGATCTTCTGCATGTTGTATACGTGCATCAGCTTCGTACAAATGCTCTACATTTTCTACAATTTTAAAATCACTATATCTCATGAATACATCTTTACACTGTTTAGCAACAGTCCACTTAATTCCTTAATGCGTCCTAAATGTTTGTCCTCAAGGCTTTCAAATGGCAAACCTTTGCCTTGTTTTTCCATGGCTTCTAACCACGGAGCAATTAGCTCTTTAAAGTTAGGGTCGCCTTTGATTGCGGCCAACATACTTTCTACTGTATGTGTATCTGGTTCTTTTGCATTAGGTCCTAATAAAATTTTTGCTATTTCATCCCAATCGTTTGCAATTACCTCGTCACCCTTATTTGGATCAACTACACCTTTAGTAGGACTAAACTTATAACCTCTGCCACGAGCTAAACTAGCTAATAACACAGCCCTATCAGCGCCTGTATAGGTTTCAGTGCCTCCTCTTTTAGCACCTCTTTGAAGGGCAGGATTATCTGTAAGCATAAAATCAGTTTGGCAAAATCCGTTTTTTGTTTCTCCTCTTATAGGAGTACGAAAATGAACCTGTAAACCTGCATTTGCCACCCAACCTTGTGTGAATGTTCTGCCTTTGTTCATTATTTCTAAATCAGGAATACCTTGTTTTTGACACCAAGCTACAAGTTTTGCAATTATTTGCTCCTTAGGTAGAACTTTTATATCAACATTAAGATCAATATCACCTGAAGAGTTTTCTTCGAATGTACCATCTTCTTTTGTTTTTCTGCCAGTGGTGCCAAGCATATCTTCATCAACAAAATTAAAATTGAATGTAGCATTCATCCATTCTATTGTTGGACGTATATCTGGGGTAGCAATTCTTTGGGTCAAAGGAACGACTTCTTCACCCTCTATTTTTTTGAAAACATTTCCGCCTTCATTTAGTTTCATTGTTTTTTGCCTCAATAACTTTCTTCATACCACGTTTGAATTTGCGAGGATCGCCACTTTTTATAGCATTTATGAATCTACGTTCAAGCTCTCCTGCTGTATTTTCATCATATGTTGTACTAATCCTATTGATAAGGTTGATACTGCTTTCAATAAGATTGCTGGCTGTTGTTTCAATTAAACGATCATTGCCGTAGTTGCGGCCTAATTCATTTAATTCTTCCAGTATTGATCTTGTTTTCTTTTTCATAGTTCTACCTCGTATTACTATTTAGCTACGGAATAAATATGATTGTAATAGATGAGGGAGGCAACTATGTCAATAAACGATATGGATTTCAAAACAAAGTCCTTAATTTTTGCAAAGTTAGCTGGAATTGCTTATAGTAATTTAAAAGAAGCTAAAAGTCAAGCAAAAAAATTAGGATTTACAACAATAGAATTTTACGATAGAGATGGCGCACAAGCCTATCGTTTTATGAATAAGTCTGACATTGTCATTGCTTGTAGAGGTACACAACCTAATGAATTTAATGATATCAGGGCAGACCTAAGAGCAGTTCCTGTAATGGCAGAAACAGTTGGCAAAGTTCATTTAGGCTTTAAAAAGGAAGTAGATGATTTATGGCCTATGGTATGTGAAGATATTAATAGAAAAGCAAATATTAAAAAGAACCTTTGGTTCTGTGGGCATAGTTTAGGTGCGGCAATGGCAACTATAATGGCAAGCAGATGTTTACACAATGATGAATTAAATGATCCTTTAGAATTATATACATATGGTTCTCCTAGAGTAGGTTGGAGGAAATATGTAAAAAGTTTAGGCGTCACACATCACCGTTGGGTAAACAATAACGATATAGTCACAGGTGTGCCTTTATGGTTAATGGGTTATGTACATCACGGTGACAAGCACTACTTAAATGCTTATGGTAAAGTAAGAAACCCGTCAGGTTGGCAATTATTTAAAGATCGCCTTAGAGGTATGTGGATGGGTATTAAAAACAAAAGAATAGATAATTTTTCTGATCATAGCATTACAGATTATATAAAGCATATTGAAGAATGGAAAATATAATTACATAAATTTGTATAAGCCAAGCATTAAAGATCCTGTAATAATAGTACCTGCAAACATTGCTAACCAAAAACCATATGCTGGTAGCATGTAAACAAAAACAGGAAAAAATATTAGACTTACTAATACAAAATAAACTGTTTGGATACTCAATGTTCTAAAAGTTTGAATATCTACTCCTGAATAGTATAGAAATATAAAGGATACAAAACTAGCCAAAGGTATACCTAAAACAAATGCACCTATGGTAGGATACTTTTCGCTAACTGTACTTACAGTCGCTATTATTATTCCGCCTATTACTGCTTTGATAAAAAGTTCCATTAGACAAACAGACTACTAACTGACTCTTCATTTGTGACTCTACGTATAGCCTCTCCAAACAAAGGAGCAACAGAAACTTGCCTTGTCTTTTTGCAATTCTTAGGGCAACGATTGGGTATAGAATTTGTTACAACTAATTCGTCTAGCACTGACTTCTCAACCTTTTGGCATGCTTCGTTTGATAGAACTCCATGTGTGATGTATGCACGAACACTCAAAGCACCTGCATCCATAATTGCTTGTGCGGCATTGCATAGTGTTCCGCCCGAGTCTACAATATCATCTACAAGAATTGCATGTTTACGTGTGACATCACCAATTAGATTCATTACTTCTGATTTGCCTGCTTCTGGCCTCATTTTATCTACAATAGCAATGTCGCCGTTAAACATATCTGCAAACTTTCTAGCACGAACAACTCCGCCTGCATCTGGAGAAACAAAAACAGACTTTGCTTGTTCAATGTCAGGATCATCTATAATGCCAATACTTCTTTTAATATCTTTGGCAAAGACCACCCTGCTAGTAAGATCATCTACAGGAATATCAAAGAAACCTTGTATCTGACCAGCATGAAGATCCATTGTTAAGATTCTATCTGCTCCTGCTGTAACTAGTAAATTAGCAACAAGTTTTGCTGTTATTGGAGTTCGACTTGCACTCTTTCTATCCTGTCTGGCATAACCATAATACGGAATAACCGCAGTAATTCTACTTGCACTTGATCTACGTGCCGCATCAATCATTATTAATAGTTCCATCAAACTATCGTTTACAGGACTACATGTGCTTTGAATAATAAAAACATCTTCACCTCTGATGTTTTCCATAAACTCTACACTTGATTCGCCGTCAGCAAACGTAGATACCGTTGCTGGAACTAGGGACGCAAAACAGTGTTCTGCAATCTCCTCTGCTAATTTAGGATTAGCATTTCCTGTAATGATTTTCATCTTCAAGTCGACTCCTTTCTGATACGTTTGTTGTATTCAATTGCTTCTTCTAAAATAGTTAAAGGTGTATTACAGTGTTGCGATGTCCTTAAGATGGCAAGTGTGTCTTTTGGAAAACAATGACCACCAAATCCTTTATCTTCTGTAACAGTTGTATGACTCTCTCCTATTCTATTATCTTTTATAGTATACTCTCTTACTTTGTTATAGTCAACCTTTAATTCATCACATAGTTCTTTAATTTGGTTAAAGTAGGAAACTTTCAAAGCCAAAAAACTATTCCGTATATATTTTGTTAAAATTAATTCTTTAGGCTCTGCAACATCTATGTTAATTTTACCCATTGTTTGAATGAATATGTCAGACCAAAAGCCTACAGATTCGCCTCCGAGCATTATTGTTTTATTATTTTTAAAATCTACAAATGCATGTTCAGCTCTTAAGAATTCTGGAGAAAAGGTTATGTCTTTATTCTTACAATTATCGATTATAAAGTCCCAACCTTGTACACTGATAGTGCTTTTTATGAGATAAGGGACATCAGGACCTTTGTCTATTACATCATAAACATTTGATATATCACATTCACCTGATTCCATAGGTGGAGTAGATACACAAACAATAATTGCATCACTCTCACTAAGGTTGTCATTGAAATCTTTTGCAGGATCATTCACAAGAACATCATGATACTGTTGCAAGACATTAAAATGAGCTTGTCCTACATATCCAAATCCTGCTATACCTATTTTCACTCTACGTATCCTGTGGGCTTTCCTTTTAAACGTCTTACCAGCATAGGTAGATATACCATCACAGCCACAGCACTCCAATAAGCAAGCACTAATACAGCATACATGCTCCAATTCTCAAGATCTAAATAAATTCCAAGTGCTATTAATAATATCCAAGTCCAGTCTGTGAATCCATGTATACGTTTTATTTTTTCTTTTCCAAATCTATTATGTAGCTGTTTACGTTTGGTAGCAAACCACGGTGACACATGACGCATTATTACAAAGCCTTCGTTAAAAAACATTATTGTGTACCCTAATATAAAAAATATCATATTATTTTCTCCCTAACATTGTTAAAAGTTTTTGTTGTTCACGTTTCTTAAGAAACTCTTCTTCGCCTTCATAAGAGCTACATTTTTCTAATGCATCTTCACAATACCAAAGTATCTGATACAAGTCCTGCTTACATCCCCATGTAACAAAGCCGTCCATTCGAGCATCGTTTGCTCCATAGGTAATCTTATCTATGTTATTCTTTACTTCTTCAAGTGACCAATCTTTTATCATATTAGTAATTATGTGTAATTTATTATGCCAGTCATGAAAAAAGGCAGTGCGTCGATCACTGCCTTTGATCTTATAATCCATTAGGAACTATTACATAATGTATAGCAAGTACAACGCCTACTGACGCACCCAATCCTATCATCATCTTAATAAAGTCTTTGGTAACCAAAGGAAACACAGATTTAAATTTCTCTTTTCCTGTAATGGTTGCCATAGCAAGTTCACGTCCGCATAGTAACCCAACGAACACCCATGTTGTTGACATTGGAATGTCATTTAGTTCTTTGAAGAACCAAAGTATTAGGAAGTATACACA